CAGCCACTTTGCCAGTTTGACGTGCGCGTTGTAGCGCTTGTTTTTGCTCAGTCTTAGGTTTTGGCTGCGTGTTTCGAGATCCAGCTCTTAGAGTTCTGGGCTGTGGCTTCTTAGGCTTAGTCTTTGCCTCCGTCGCTTTAGTCTGCCCTTTTTCATACAGCATGGCTTTCCTCGCTACTCTTACAAGTGTCGCATTTTTTAATCCGCTAATATCTTGCTCTGAAAATCCTTCCCCAAGGAGAAAGTCTCGAACCTGTTTAGCCTCATTCGATGCAACTTTTGTATCGCGCCACTCCGGGATTAAGTCGGGCAAAATTTCTCGCTGCTGCGCTTGGTATTGCAATTGGTAATTTTCCATACGCTCTGCTTCAACCTGTTGCATTCGCTGACGCTCGGCTTTAACCGCATCAATAGAAGCTAGTCGCTCCTTTTGCTGTGTCTGCCAAGCACGTTCTGCCTTCCTTGCCATGTTAGGATCCTGATCATACAGAGTGTCCCAATCCGGCTCCGGCTCCTGTTGCTCTAGTCTATCCTGCAAAGCAGGAAGCATTTGAGCATATTGAGCACGCTCACGCTCCATCTCAATTGCTTGAGCTTCTACTGATTTTTTGTATTCAGAGAGCTCTTGAGTTTTGCGTGTATAATCTCTTTGTCTTAGGTTTCCGCGTCTGAGTTCTTCAACAGTTATCTCCTCGCCGTCTACTTCGACTACTTGTCCAAGTATGTCCAGAGATGCGTCTTCAAATTCTTCTGCTTCATCTTCAACTTCAAGACCGTCTTCAGATACTTGCGTATCCTCGGACATTTCGACTTCCTCTACCTGTTCCTCAACTTGTTCAGCTTCAGTAGTTTCAGTCTCAAGCGCAACCTGTTCCTCCGTCACGGTATCCTCTTGGGGCGTTAGTAAGGCTTTAATTGCATTTCTTGCGGTGTTCAGATCAGTCCCATTAGGGTTGTTGGCTTCTGACATTGCTTAACTCCATTATGCGCTATTTTCTATTTTTTTCAATAGTCGCGTTTTGTTTTAATCTGTGAAGCATTGTTTTTACATTTTCAATGCCACACGCTCTACCAAAAATAACCTCCCGGCCATCCTTGTCACTGGGGTCAGATTTTTTAAATTCTTCCCAGATCTCTGCTTCCAGCTCATCCATAAAGCGAGGTAATTCTGTATTTAGAAGCCTGTCAGCCTCCGCCCCGTCGTCTATGACTTGCTGCCTAGTTTTCTTTATCATCTACAGCACCTTTTAAAACTTCAGCCTGAGCCTTCATAACTTCACGATTGATCGCTAGTTCTGACCTGATTTTTTCTACGTTTAATTGTGTTCCGTATTTAGCTTTCATTTCTTCAGCTTTTACAAATAAATCAGCGTCAAGCTCATCTCGTTTACGATCATCATCCATCATCATTTTATCGCGCTCTAAATTAAGCTCCGCCGCCTTTTTCTGAATGTCGGCTTGTATCTGCTGGATTTGAACGGCAATTAGTTGCTCTTGAATATCTGGCTTATCCTCTTGTGGAGGCGGCTGGAATTGTGCCGGGTCACTCCAGAATTGCGAGGTATCTTTAAACCCGGCAAGCTCTGTCATCGCCTTCAGTGTATTGGAAAGCTTATTAATGTCAGTCAGTGGGTTTACGGCTCCCATAGTCTGCATTGCCTCTCTCTGCATCTCGCCAATCTGCTTGAGCATCATCATACGCTCAGTATCTGTGCCACGCCCAAGAGCGACACGGACAGACACGTCCATATTACTATTCCAAGTACGGGGATCTATCGGCACGAAATTATTAGTCAACCTAACCATTCGAGGCGCGTCTTGGTGCGTGGTTAATAAATGTAGAACAATTTTATATAGCTGCTTCATACCAGTCTCGGCAAATACACGCGCAATTAGTTCTATGTGTTGCTGTGCGGCGCTCACAGTGGCGTTAACGGCTGTCGCCGTTGAAGACTGCAAGGCTCCAGCGTCGAGCCCTGCTGAGGCTTTGGAGATGCCTGTACGAGCCTCTTTAAGCTCATCCATATACTTTAAGACCGGGAATGCCTGTTGGCCGACAAATGGCATACTAAGCATTTGAACGGCTCCGTTTTGCCTCTGGCGGATTATGGACCCAACTTCAGTTGACATGGCGTCGTCTAAATTAACCATACCCTCGGTAATTGCCATGCGTGGGTGAATAGACATTGAAAGACTGTCTAGAGTATTACGCATAATAGAAGATTTAATTTTTTGTATGTCCATGACGGCGTCAGCGACACTCATTCCAAAAAAGTCGTGTGCCTCTGGATCCGGGCAGAATACTGCGAATGGAACGACTGAACACGGCTCGTTCATTAAAATGACGCTCTCGTCTCCTACAGAGCAAATTTTTCTTAGCTCTGCTATGCCATCTCCGTCGTAGTCTACTTTTATGTAGCTTTCGACATATAGCACTTTTTTCATTGCAGGATCGTTACGTTCACTCATTTCACTAGTTAAAGATTTATTCCTAGTGTATCGCTCTATATTGCTTTCCATGTCGTCGTAATTTGCCCCGGCGTCTGATACAACGTCGTAGTCGTATCCCATAGCCACAAGTTCTGAGACTGTCACAACTCGACGATGACCAATATATGACGCCTGATCTAATGACTTACTTTCCCGTGAAATTAGGAACTCCTCAGGTGGCACGGCCTCCATCTTAATTCTTCCGTCCGGGTGCGTGTAGGTTGCCCTAACTGAGTGCACCATCGGAGGCGGTAAAATTTCGCCCGTCATCGGATCCATCATAGGTTCACCAACCGGCTCAGAGGCTTGTATTTGCACATCAACGTCAGCGTCTGACATGAGAGCAGCTAGAGCATTATCGTCTAACCCGGTCCAGTCGTGCGTCTCAAATTTTGTCTGGTCATCCCAGTAGCATTTTAGTACGCCTACTTTACGAATTAACGCATCCTTAAAGGCTGCATGCATCTGTAAAAAACCGTCGTTATCTCTGTTGATAACGTACCGGGCATATTCCGTCGCCTGCTTTGCCGCTTCTATGTCCTCAGGTCCTTGAGGCGCGTATTCCACCGTATTCTCAGTAGAATTAAAAATACGCATAAGAGATGGCAAAATGCTCATCACGGTATCCCGGACATCCATACTTACAATTTGAGATCTTCCGGCCTCTTCATTGCCAAAGGGATCGCCTCGATAATATTCAGTTGCTGTGGCGCGTAACGGAGATACCCAGTTATCGACAAAATCAATTGCGTCGTCTATCTCTTTTCCTACGATGCCTTTCAGCTCCTCATCGTCCATAATGTTAGGATCGAGTTCAGCTTCCAGCTCTTGCACGAGTTCGTTTATTTCATTTTCCATCTTACTCGCCTTCCTCATTTTCTACTTGCGATAACAGGCCAAGGCCAGCTAGACCAGCCATTATATTTGGATCATATACGTCTTTAAATTTTGCAAATCGGCTCTTTATTACCGCCGGGTCTTTAATAGTTCTGTCAACTAACATAATGTTGCTTATGTTTTCTTTTGTGAAATTATTAGAATTAGTATTATTAAATAATTTATTACGCACATTACCCATTCCCTCTATAAGATTAACATAGGGAATATTGGTATAACCTTTGTCGGTTAATTCTTTTCTAAATAAATCTACACCTTCTTCTAAACTTACATTTTTTGCATCAGCGTATGCATTCATAGCCTCTCTTACACCATCCTCAGTCAAAACTGTTTTGCCGTCTATGACTTCCGTCTGGTCAAATCTTAAATCTGGTTTAATTCCAAACTCTTTAAAATCTTTAATTTCAAATGGTTTGTCAGTTCTAATTTTTAAAGGGAATGTCTGACCTTTTACTCCTACAACTTCAGCTATCTCTCGATCACTACCAAAGTGAGATTTAAATCTATCGGCTGCCTGAGGTGGAGATCCTACGTGTACTCCTAAACGGTCAAAACGGCTTGGTATATATTTTGGATTTGTTGCTGATGGAGGCCTGAGCATATTACCCATCATTTCGTTTACTGCCATGTAGTGAGATGCATCCTCGTAGTTAGGTATTTTTTCCTGGGATTTCAATGACTTATTAGGCCGTGCCGACGTTTTTAAGGCTTGTTTTAAGCCAAACCCACTGAGCCCAAGATCTAAACCGGCAAAGCCTGTATTTAATGCGGCGTCGCTATAGTTACCAGCTCTCAAATCTTTGACGGCCTGACCGCCCGACATTACGCCAGCGCTTACAGGCATAATGTTAGCTAGTCCGACGCCGTCAGCAAATCTGGATAATATATCGCCACCGACACGCCTGCCGCCAAATAAACTTCTTGATGTATCTTTACCAATGTAAGGAGAGAGAAGGTCAGTCATGTTCTCTGCAAAAGTAGTATCTCTAGGTATTAATTGTGGCCCTCCCGGGTTTCTCCTAGACATTTCTGTCACTTGATCCAGTAAAGAATAAGACGGTCCAAACATTGGCCCGGGGTAAGATTTTACAGCCATAGTTAACGCCTCTTTCTTATTCGAGCCCCAGCCGGGCCTAGATTTATACTATCTATATCAAACTTATCACCTAAAATAAATTTTAAGTAATCTCTTAATTCTTGTTGGGTAAAACCTTTTTGGTAAGTATCCCGGCCAGTTATTACCGACGTAGGCTCTGGGCCCATGCGTGGGTTCTTAACATCCATAACATCCTTGCCCCTAGTCGTTATAACTCCACGTCCTCCCGGGCTCATAACTCTACCAATGTTTTCAACTATATCGTCTCGTATGGGTCTGGGGACAACATTTAAGACATTTAAGTTAGTCAACATATCAAAATAATTAGACGGAATATCGCCAGCGTTGGTAAAGTCAGGCTTAAAAGATTTTTGAGGCAGTGGCTCGTAACTCTGAAATCCTAATCTTTTAGCTCCCAATCCCAACCCGGCTCCAAAGTCGAGCCCAGACTGACCATCACCTAAAAGGGGACGCGCCTTTAAATAAGTAGGCAGGGTATTTGGTA